AGTTATAATAACCGCTCTTGGCCCGTGGCGGTATATAAATCGGCTCACCGTATGGGGGCTGGGTATAAGACCATGATGCAGTCTGTCCAAAAGATACTGCAATCTCATTGTCTACTAACGGGCCTCCAAGTTTAAGCGAGATTAGCTCAGTGGTAGTAGCGTCTGCTTTACACGCAGAATGTCGGGAGTTCGACCCTCTCATCTCGCACCATTTTTCAGGAGATAAAATGCCGTTTATTGGAGAATTAGAATATAAAAAGTCTGATAGTAAAGCCGAAAGTTTTGCTGGAAGACCTTTCTATGTCTTAACAAAAGCTTTTGCATATAAGAACGATGATGTAAAAAAAGATTTCATTATCAAGTGTCCAAAAGGCTTTACAACTGACTTTGCTTCCATTCCTGAATGGATTACATTTCTTGATCCAAAAGATCCGAGATGGCAAAGAGCGGCAGTAATTCACGATCAAGCCTGTAGATCGGCTAGAGAAGGAATTATTACTATGAAAGAAGCTGATCTATATCTCTACTATGCGATGTTAGATTGTGGCGCATCTAAATTAGCAGCAAATACTTTTTGGGCTTGGGTAAGAGCAAAACACTTGCTTTATAAGTAAAGATATAGTATAATAGCAGAATAACGCGGATATGGTGAAATGGCAGACACGCTAGTCTTAGGAACTAGTGCTTCGGCGTGGGGGTTCAAGTCCCTCTATCCGCACCAATTTTAAAGGAAGTGCATGAAACAGCCACACAGCTGGATGGAATACCAATACCGATTTAGTGGTAGTAATGATAACAATAAAATGTGGATACGTGACACTGACCGAATATATCAAACATCAAATAATCGATACTTCATCGCTGTTGATGATACTTGGTATGAAGGATTACATGAAAGCTTTGAAGCTGCAACCAAGATGATTGATCAAGTAAAGAATGATAACTAATGTTAGAATGTTTAGTATTAGGTGATAGTATTGCAGTCGGCATCGGCTCTGTTTCGCCGCAGTGTCAGACAATAGCAAAAGTTGGAATCAATAGTAAGAATTTTGTGGCTTCTCACAAATATATTCCAAAAGCACACACTACTGTGATCTCACTTGGATCAAATGATGGTAATGCAGACTTCTCAAAGTATCTAAAGGAACTTAGAACAAATGTTAGTGGCAAAGTTATTTGGATTCTTTCTAACAATAACGATAAAGCCAGAAAGATAGCACTAAGTATTGCCAAACAATATGGAGATAATGTAGTATACTTATCTTCATTCGCTAGTGCTGATGGAGTTCATCCAAAAAGTTATTCTTCGGTGTCGAAGAAAGTATTTTAAAAATTAGCTGGCTTGGCTGAACGGCTGAAGGCAACGGTTTTGTAATCCGTCGGAGTAATCCCATTGCAGGTTCGAATCCTGTGGCCAGCACCATTTCTTGTGAGAATAATGTAATTCATGATGACATACCCTTCTCAACCACACCTAATAAATATCTAACATAATGAATCAGCAACATTTTCAGCAGAAAATGAATCCTGCTGTATTGAAGACGTTTGAGAATTTATATTCAATGGCGTTTTACAATAGCACGGCCGTCTTAGAAAAAGAAGCACTCAAGCTTTTAACTATTAAGAATAATTCTAAGATTGCCCTCAACATAGGATAAAAATCAATGAAAATACTAGTAACTTTACTAGCTGGACTTTTCTTTTTTGTAAGTCCAGCCCAAGCAACTATTGCATCTTGGTACGACTGTATGACACCTGGTCAATGCAGTAAGAGCAAGAGAACAGCAAGTGGCGAGAAGTTTAATCCACACGCACTTACAGCAGCACACAGAAGTTTACCATTTGGTACAAAAGTTAAGGTAACATATAAGGGTAAATCTGTTATAGTTCGTATCAATGATCGTGGGCCCTTCATTAAGGGTAGACATATTGACCTATCAAGAGCCGCGGCTCGTAAGATTGGTTGTAAGGGAGTATGCAAGGTAAAGATACAGGTGATAGGATAATAAATACACATATCATTTATGGGAGATTAAAATGGAAGAACTACACAACGCATTGAAGATTGTTTTGGCTGATACGTTCACGATGTATATGAAAACACACTCATTTCACTGGAATGTGATCGGTCCTAACTTTTCTGAATATCATGCTTTCTTTGGTACGCTCTATGAAGAACTTCATGGTGCGGTAGATCCGATTGCAGAGCAAATCCGCGCTGTCAATTCTTTCGCTCCCAGTTCACTTGACAGGATCAAAGAACTTACAAGAATTGAAGAGTCTGACACTATTCCTACAGCAGAAAGAATGTTTCAGCTTCTAATCAACGATAATAACATTGTTCTTGATGCCCTCAAAAACGCATACGATCTTGCAGATAAAGAAGGCGAATTAGGTTTGGCCAACTTCTTGCAAGATCGTATGGATATTCATAAGAAGCACGGCTGGATGCTTCGTGCTACAGCAGGTATGAAGTCCTAAACTCTAGGCAATATGCTTTCTGAGATAGGCATCCATCCTTTACTCTCACTATGAGGCCATACGACCCATTTGTATGGCCTCTTTTTTGTTTCAAATTCTCTCCAGATATTATGAAACTCACTAGTGTTTTCGGTGTCGTTCATATATCTTTCAATTTCATTCTTGTCAGCATCTTCTCTGTAAATCTCATTATCATCTTCATCTTTAAAAGCGATAACCCAGAAATCATAATCTGGTTCAGGTACAGCACCTTTCCACAAGTCTATGCAATGTCTAAACACATTCTTGAATGAGGCGTCATATGCTTTTGCATTTCTGTAAAGAGGATTTGGCGGATCAAACTTTTCTAAGGTATACTTTTGAACTGCACGGTCAGAAAATCTGATTCCAGAATACTCAACATAATCATTCAAAGTTCTGACATTACCGAATCCGTATTTGCCAAAATCATAGTCTGCAAAATCTTCATCAACACCAAGAAGCTGCTTAACTCTCTTTAAAGACTTGTTGTTGAGGTTTTCCCACTTCTTGTTTTCATCCCAATGTCTGATGCGGCCCTTGCGTGTATATTCATGCCAGCAAACGATCTGATTAGGAATAAACAAGTCATAACCTGCCGTATACGCACGAACTGCCATAGAGATTTCTTCGCCATGGAAGTATAGATTAGGATCATAGGGAACATCTCTGATAAACTGCCCAAAAGTAAAGACAAAGTGAGCGGAGAAAAATCTAGTTGGAATAGGCAGAGAGTATTGTTCAACGTTTTCTAGATTAGCAGGAAGCATGAATATAACACCCTCAGGTGTAAATCTGTCAAAGTCTAGCTTCCATACTTCCTTCACCCTAGCGGCAGGATCATTTTCAGGATCATACGATGGAACATATGCAGTAAGAAGCGGCTTTTCATGACCAGCTTCAATCAAGTCATCAATCATTTTCTTACACTTGGTATCCCAACCACGAACAAATCTATGGTGACTATCAAGCTGTAGAGTATACTTTTCACCGTCATAAGTTTCATTCAAAAGATGTCTGGCCCAGCATGTGCCAAGACCTTCTTTGTAATCTATGTCTATAACTTTAAACCTAGGGTCAGTCGCATACTCTTCTAGTGTGTCCCATTCATCTTCTTTTGATCTTTGCCATGCAATACCAAATACCAAGTCTTCAGGATTATCAGCCCTCTTGATGCAATCTCTAATGGTCGGAAGAAGTTCTGGATCACGATAAGCGGCAATTTGCACATAGATTTTGTCAGACATTATATACTCCATAATGATATACATAGCTATATATATTCGTTTTGGAGGTGCAGTGGTGTTTAACTTTTTTAAAGAAAGATTCAAGATTTCAGAACAAAGACTTGAAATCTGCCGCAAGTGTGATAAGTTCAATCATCAAAACTCACAATGCGCGGAATGTGGATGCTTCATGGACTATAAGACATTACTGCCATATGTGTCTTGCCCATTGGATAAGTGGAAAGCCATTGAGTCTGAAGAAGACATAAATAAGTAAAACCGGAGAAAAAATATGGCAAAAATCAATGAAGGCGATGTAATGGAAGGTCTTTTTGCCATTACTATTGCGGTACTTTTGGCAGAGGGTGAAGTTGATAAGGGTAGAATTAACAGTATTCGCTCTATGATTGAACCTAAAATGTTCTCTTCCGGTCGTTTTGAATATGCCGTAGCAAAGAATAAAAAGGTTCAAAAGTCTAAAAATCCGCCTGACATATTTAACGTCAATCTTGCAGTCCGTCTAAAAGAGGCCAGTGTTACTGGTGCATACGGCAAAGAATATAAGATGACATATAGCAAATCTTCGGATATAGGTAATATTGGTAAAAAGCTTGACAATCTACTAGAAAGTGCTGAACCAAGCAAATCGACATATGCTAAAAAACTATTTGATGCTAGAGACCAGTTTCTTAAAAACAACCAAGGTGAGACGGTAACGTTCAATGTCATTGCTGATGGTATTGCTGGTGAATCCAGCGGAGGTGCAATAAAAGGTGATGTTACAGTAAGTGTAGAAGCTGTATCATCAAAAGGCAAATCTAAGATATTTACTCAGTCTATTCCTTTCTCACTAAAATCAGAAAGTGTTACCGTCGCAAATCTTAGTCCATATAATGGTATGCTAGACATAGCAAAGGCGTTTGGACTAAAATGGAAAGATATTGAAAAGTATGATGATATAAAAAAGAAAGCAACATCACCTGCTGAGAAAAAACATAAGTTCAAACTAATAAGAATGATGTATGAAGAACTTAAAAAAATGATTGTTAATAATAAAGTTGATTTGAGTAACAGAGCATTTAACTTTTTACAAGATGCTATTTTTGGTAAAGATTTAGCAGACGTTGTAGATATGCAAAAGGGTGGTGTAAAAGAAATAACATATGAGTATTTTCAACAATTAAAGAAAACTACAAAGTTAAAAGTCAATTCAAGCGGTAACAATATAGTTTTTAGTGATGCAAAAAATAATACTCCAATCTTTCAGTTAAGAACAAAATTGAGAGAAGAGGCAAATGAAGCTAAGTTTTATCTTGAAGTTGGTAAAGGCATCTATAAGAAATGATTAACTATCAAGACTATTTAACAGAATCCAAAGAAGGTAAGAACCTTCACTTAGAACACTTAGAAGACGAGGTACTCAATGGCGGCGTTTCTGGCACAAGAGGCGCAATATCCTTTCTACAGTCTTTACGTGATATGCTGGCTGGTCATGCTACTGGTAGAACTGTTAACTTAACAACGAAATGGGATGGCGCACCAGCCATCTTCGCAGGTATTAATCCAGAGAACGGTAAGTTCTTCGTTGGAACTAAAGGCGTATTTGCTCAAAATGCAAAGCTAAACTATACTAATGCAGATATCGATGCAAATCACCCCGGCGAAGGCCTAAACGTTAAGCTAAAGATTGCTCTTAGATATTTGCCTGAACTTGGTATTGATGGTGTAATGCAGGGCGATATGATGTTTACTTCGGCAGATTTGAAAACCGAAACAATTGACGGCAAGTCATACATCACATTCCAACCAAACACAATCGTGTATGCCGTACCATCAGACTCAAAGTTAGCCGAAAATATTAAGTCTGCGAAGATGGGTATTGTATGGCATACGACATATAATGGCGATAATATGGCGGACATGAAAGCTTCATTTGGTGCAGATATTGGCGGACTTAAACAATCAAGAAATGTATGGTTCAGAGATGCATCGTTTGTTGACGCATCAGGCACAGCAACATTTACGAAGCAAGAAACCGATGAACTAAATGCCATTTTATCTCAAGCGGGTTCTCTATTCAGAACAATATCTCCACGCACATTGAACACAATCGCAACAAACGATACTTACAAAATTGCCATTAAAGCATGGAATAATCTAAAAGTACGTGAAGGAAAAGAAATTACAAATACCACACAGCATGTCACTGGATTGATTGCAACAGTGGAAGAAAAATTAAACAAGTCTATTCTAGAAGCAAAGAAGGCTGACACGAAGCAGAAGCGCCAACAGGAAAAGAAGATGGTAATGGATTTCTACAAGTCGAATAAAAATGACTTGAAGAAGATTTTTGACTTGCAAAATCTTCTGGTTCGTGCTAAAAATATGATAGTCAAGAAATTACAGTCCGTACAAGACAGTGTTGGAACATATCTAAGAGTTGATGATAAAGGACTTAAAGTTACTGCGCCAGAGGGATTTGTCGCCATTGATAAAATTGGAAATGCTGTCAAGTTGGTAGACAGGTTGGAATTCTCACAAGCAAACTTCAACGCCACCAAGAATTGGTCAAAATGAAACTTCAAACTTATGTAAAGAACCACAAGAAAGAAATCCGCACATTGAATGTGTGGGACATTGATGACACTCTAGGCAAAACAGCAGCCAGAGTCCACGTCATGAAAGACGGTAAAACAGTCAAGATATTAGATCCTGGTGAGTTTAACAAGTATAAGCTTGGTGATGGCGAAAGCTTTGACTTTGCTCAGTTTCGTTCAGGTAAAATCTTTCGTGATACATTCAAGCCTATCAATACAGTTCTAGATAGGGCCAAAGATATTGTAATGAACCAGTCTGAAAACTCTCATTCTATTATTCTGACAGCCAGATCAGACTTCAATGACCACAAAGAATTTCTACAGACTTTTCGTGACCATGGGTTTCCGATTGACCACGTATATGTCGAGAGAGCAGGCAACATATCTAATCTGAGACCTAGCAATCCAGCATCGGCGCATGTCAGTAAAGGCGTCATACTCAAGAAATATATGAGCAGTGGTAAGTACGACCGCGTTCGTATGTGGGACGACCATGAAAGAAATCTAGATATGCTCTATAAAGTAGCTGATATGTATCCAAACGTCGAAGCTATTGGCTACTTGGTTAAAGACGGCAAAGTTACAAAGTACAAACCAAACACACAAAAGAAGAATATTGCTGAAGAAATCGCTTCAGTGGCGCGCGAGGCCCTCAGGCGTAAGATTTACGATTACTAAATACCTCTATAAGTTAACATTCCTATAGAGGGAATAATGAAAAAGAAAATTTTGGCGGTCTATCCGGGTCGCTTTCAGCCTTTTCATAAAGGCCACGCTCAAGTATATAATTGGTTGAAACAGAAATTCGGTGATGCCGTAATAGCTACCTCAGATAAGGTAGAGGCGCCAAAGAGTCCTTTCAATTTCAAAGAAAAGAAAAAGATGATGACACTGGCTGGTGTCCCATCTAATGCGGTCAAGCAAGTAACAAATCCCTACATCGCTAGAGAAATACTTAAAGATTACGATCCAAAGACGACGATTTTAGTCTTTGCCGTGTCGCAAAAAGACATGGAAGAAGACCCTCGTTTCTCATTCAAGCCGACCAAATCTGGTAAACCCGGCTATCTCCAACCATATAAAGATAATGAAAAGAACTTGCAGCCTTTTGGCGATACAATGATGCCAAAGGGTTATGTTGTCGTAACTCCTACGTTTACATTTGATGTTCTAGGTAAACCGGCCACATCTGCATCAGAACTTCGTAAACAGTTTGTATCTCTTGACGATAGTAAACAAAAAGACTTTATTAAAGATTTATTTGGTAAATATGACGCATCTGTACATAAATTAATGAAAGAAAAGATTGGTGCTATGATAGGCAAGCCAAAATCAATAAAACAACTAAAAGAAGAAATGACACGCAAAGAACTAGCACCCATGCTGGATTCGTTTGTATCGTTTGCGTCAGATAAGCTTGGTCTTAAGTCTATGCCGTCTGTCAGGTATAAGACAGATGATGATTCATACAATTCGTTCGCAGCATATAATCCTGCTTCAAACGAACTATCAATTTCTACATTGAATAGACATCCAATGGATATATTCCGTTCTGTAGCACATGAACTTGTACATCATAAGCAGAACGAAGATGGTCGTCTAGGTAAAGATATTGCTAAAGAGGGTGCAACTGGTTCTGATATTGAGAACGAAGCCAATTCAGAAGCAGGCAAGATTATGCGTTGGTTTGCTAAAGCAAATCCTGATATGTTCGGCAAGTCTTATGTTGTCGAAACAAACACATCAGCTATAGGCGGTATTCGTGGTCTAGGTAATGTAACCGGTGAAGTTTCTCCTGATGGCGTATCTCAGTACGTTGTAGACAATCAAGCATACACCGAAACTTTAAAAGGCAATCAAACTTCTGGTTTGTGGTATGACGATGGCATTGACAGATATTGGCTAGACAAAAAAGGTTCAGGCGAGTATCAGAAGAGAGCCGTAAAAGGATTTAAAGCTATTAAGGCGCAGCTAAACGAAGGTATCAACGATCCTGGCAAACTCAAAGCCATCTTTCTAGCTGGCGGTCCTGGTTCTGGTAAAGACTATGTAATGAATGCTACTCTTGCTGGCGAAGGTCTAAAAGAAATTAAT